GGACACATCGCCTTTGATGTACTGATGACTCGCCAGCAGCGCCTCGATCCCGCCATAATGCAAGGCTTCATCTTCGAACATATCCCGCGCTGGCACGCCGATGATGAACTGGCCGGGATTTCCAACGTAACGCAGTATTTTAGTCACGCGATACCTCCCCGAAGCTATAGCGGTAGAGCTTGGGCTGATCAATGTCCGGCCACACGATTCGATAATGATTGACGATGTGTCCGCAGCGCACGCCCAGATCGCATATCTGCCGGAATCCCGCCGCCTTCACATCCTCGGCAAAGTATGAGTCGCAGTGAAGCTCATTGCCCTGAGTGATACGGAATTCGATTTTCTCCAGCACATGTCGGTGAATCAATGTGCAGCCCAGGCCGTAGCCTTCAACCTCGCACACGCTGCCCCAGGCCGCGCGCGCTTCCGCTGGCTTGGCCGAAAGTTGGTATCCGTTGTGGTAGGCATTCCAGGCATGACCTGGGTAACGATAGCAATATAGGCCATAGATCACGTCGGCCTTGACGGCCGCCAATCGCTGGAGCGTAGCCCGAGGGGGGATGATGTCATTCTCGATACACAACAGCGCATCCCAGCCCGAAAGGCACAACGCCCGGCCGCCATTGTAGGCATTCACCACATTCACTCGCCCATCCTGATCGGCATTATCGCACCACTGTACCCAGGCAATCGGGCTAGACCATTCCATCTGATGGATGGCCACCAGCGTGTTGAGGTAGAGATTCTTGATGGGCGTGAAAACCAGGATCTTCATGGCGGCTCAGTATCAATAATCCTTGTTATTTTGCACCTGAATCAGCTACGATTAGAACAGATTAGAACATAGAGTTACAGTTTTGCGTACCTATTGACATGTGTAATACTCTGTGATACAATGTATTACAGAATACAGAGAAAGGGAAAATAAAAATGAAACTCGAACACATGACGATGACAGATGGATACATTGGCAGCATGGGAAAGTCTTGGAAAACCCCCACGGAATCAGATTTGGAAACGGCCATTTCAGGCGCGATGGTGATTGAGGGCAAAACCAGAGAAGAAATTGTCGCCACTCTGGAAGCGGGGAAACCTGTCAAATGGTGCAAGTCCCCGAATTTCTACTATGACCATTCCTACGGTGTGATTGGCACAAAACGCAATGCGCCGACCCCGGTTATGGTGCGGTGCGATTGTGGGCATTCGGTTCCCCAGGGCCAGCGAATGAGTGCCAGCATGGGAACATCGTGCCCGGATTGTTACGACAGAATGAGTGACTAGCTATCTGCCCGCCCGTGGGCGTGATACGCGGGCAAGGAAAAAAAACATGCCAAAACAGGAATTGCTAAACGCCACGTTGCCGGCGGTTCGATGTACTGAATCCGAGCGGGCCGACATCGAGACCCGCGCCGATGACGCGGGTATTGGATTAGGTGATTACATCCGCTCAGTTTTGTTTCCAGCCAGGAGGCATGGAATGAGAAATACAGCGCACTATATACGATTGCTCGACCAGAATCCAAGCGCACAGGTTGGTTTCAGTCTGGCTGCTGCCGCCGTGTATGCTGCGCGCTATGGATCATGCGAGGCAACCGACCACGGAACAGAGGAATGGCATGAGATTGCGCGCGATCTCAAATCGCGTTATGGAGAGAATCTCGACGCAGATCAGGTACGCTCCGAAATGGGAAAATCATAGCTGATTCAGTTGTTCAAGTTCGACAGCGCGCCCGCAAGCGCGGCTTTTTCATTTCGTGATCAGTATCATAATGCCGCTTATTTGCTACCCTTGATACCGAATGACTTTGACCGGGATCGTCTCTCGCTTGAATTCCTCGCTCCCGATCACGATATCGTCAACCTTCGATTGGTCGGCAAGTTCGAGATAGTTCCAGTTCACGGTCTCGCGATTATCCATAATCACGTCGGCGATCATTTTCTCGATCAGATCAATCGCGTCCTCGGCATCATCCGGCCCCCACGCGCTGCCGGCCACGGCGTAGGGCACGAACACAGACACAAGCAATGCGAAACGATCCTCATACGCATTGTCGAGCGTTTCCGTGAGCCGTTCGGTGCCGTCGCTCGATACCACGACTGCCGGCACCGTACTGAATGTGGCCGGGCGATAATTGAAAATGGCTCCTACGGGCAATCCGGTCCCCACCAGCGCCGTTTGCAGGAGCAGAGTCAACGCATCGCGGCTCGTCTCGCGGTTAACAGAATTTGCGCTCATACCAGCAGCCTTTCCACGACGAGTTGGATCCGCCCGCCGTCGCAAAACGTCTGCAAGAGATTCATCGGCGTATCCAGTCCCGCCCGCATCGCCACGTCCGCGCTGACCGTATCCAGTGGAGTGCACTTTAAGCTGGCGATTTGCGTCACGGGCGCGCCGCGCGGAAGGCCGCTCATTGCCGGCGGACGCTTGGTGCTCGCCGTCACCGTCGCCAGGATCGGAAACGTCGCGCCCACGTCCACCCGGAAGGCCTGCACCGCCACCGAACGGATCGGATACTCGGTGCTGCCCACGACCAGAATGTCACCAGCCCGGATGTCCAGAGCCATCATTCATCCTCGTTTTGCTCAGGAAATGATATAGACTACACGCCCGCCGTATTCCGTCGGCTGGCCGACATTCACCGTGTCGTACTCGGGCGTGACCGCATCCGAAGCCACATCCTGGCTATAGCCATCTACGCGCACCACACCGGCGCTGAACCCGTGCGCCACGCCACCGCCACCGTACTGCTTGCGGAATTGCGCCGCCAGGTCCACATATGCCTGACGGATCGCGCCCAGATCCTCGCGGCGCGGCCCTACCGAGATATTGACGACGCGCGCATACCACACCGACAGCGTTTCACAGCAGGCCGCCGCCGCCGCGCCCCAATTCCCCTCACGGGTGAGCAGCAATTGGATCTCCTCATCGGAGAAATTCGTCCCGTCGGGTTTGATGCCGGCTCCGCTCGTCACATCGCCGATGGCGAAACGAATCTTGCCGATGTCGGTCGCGGTGTCGTAGGTAAAGCTCACGCCTCGCCTCGTTTCTGTCTGCGTCGCTTGGCTGGAGCCATGCCGGTTGGAACATCCGGCATCACTAACGCCGGTTGATCAGTTGGCGCCAGGCGCGGATTTGCGCACGCTTCGCACCGCCCATCGCCGGAGCGCGCAGCATCTACACTCTCAGCCCACCATGCGCCAATGCAAGACTTCCCGCACTGGGCGCACGTGTTGGGCAATCCGATGGATGTCTGAATCATCATGGCATCTCCTATGCTGCTATTTGCCGCACATCCAGTAGATCGGGTCGGTGTGCGCGGCCGTGTCCGATGAGAAGCCAGTTGCCGTGATGGTCAGTGTCGCCGTGATTTCGGCAGGCCACAGCATACATGCCGTCGGCGTAGTGGCAAACCCGTGCGAGATAGACGCTTCGCTCGCATAGGTCGCCGCAGTTCCATATTTGAGCGGGCCAGTAAACGACACGCCTCCTTGAGATAGAGTGCTGGTTACATTCAGTGTGCCACTCACGACGGTATTGCCAGTCGTATCAGCCACGCTAAATGCGCTGGTATCCATTGTAAGTCCACCGTTGAGTATCGCCGCGCCTGTCACTGTCAGCGGCCCTGTAACAGTCATAGACACAAAGTCGCTTGCCCCGGTCGCGATGAATCCAACGGACTGACTGATGAGACTGGTAGCAATAACAGTTCCGAAGGTTGCTGTCCCAGCGTGCGTTTCAGCCCCGACAAATGCACTTTGTCCATTGACGCGGAGATTCTGAAACTGTTGGAATCCAAGCCCTTGGCTACTCACCGGAGCGACTTGGCCGAGATGGGCTTCACGCGGCTGGATCACGCCGAGGTCGTAGCCAAACACAGCCAGGATGGCCAGGACGGCCACGAGTACGATCTTTCCAATCTGGATCCATTGATCCCTGGTGATGTTCATCGTTTTTTCTCCTGTACCAGGGGCCGGATCCTCGCCCGGCCCCTGTACGAGTAATGGAAGTTATCTGACCCGATTAGCTGATCGTCGGGATCACGTATGTACTGCTGGCATAGTTGTAGACGCACGCGGCCGCCGTGCGGTCCTCGCCCACGCCCACGCCGAACTCGAAGAACAGGATGGCCTGCTCGAGCGGGAACTGGCGAATATGATCGCCGGCCAGCAGGATGCAGCCCAGCCCATAGGTCGGACTCTCGTAGACGCGCAGCGGATTGCGCTGATCCATGTTCCCAGCGGTCTTGTACACCGACCAATACTTGGTCGGCACGCGCCCGGTCGCGCGCACACGGCACGCGCCGTAGCTGGTCTCGACGACACCCAGGTAATCCCCGGCCACGTTCGCCAGATCGGTCTGCGCGCCGTAACGGATCTGCGCATCGGGCCGCTTGACCCAACCCGTGACCGTCGCCACGGCTGTCCATGAGGCGATGTCAGCTTGCGCCACCAGCAGCTCGTAAGGCCCATCGTGCCCATGTTCCCACAGATGGCCTACCGCCAACTCCAGGTTGGCCTGGGTGATGCCGTCGTAGCGTAGGAAATGGTTGTGCGTGTAGGCGAACGTTCCGCCGCGATCCGGGCGTGACGGCGGCACCCACGTGGCATCCGCCGTTCCGCCGTCCGCGAACGGCATGGACTTGCCGGCGCTGCCTACCGCATCGTAGGTGGACTTGAACAGCCGCGTCAGGACTTTTTTCTGCCAGATATCGTTGAGATCGAGCAGCCCAGACGCGACGTCGTTGTCAATCTGCGCCCGGCGTGCCTTGCGCAAGAAATCCCACGTCCAGCCGAGCATCCGATCATACGCATTGAGTGGCAGCATGTGGCCAGTGGTCAATCCGCGCTTGGCGTCCGGCATGGTATATTCGGTGTGATCCTCGAATCCATTGCTCACGCCGCACGAATACTCGACGGTCGGTTCGGTCGTGGTGGAGATCAACCCCGCCACCAGCGGGTCAGTGGTCAGCGCATTATTGGCCATCGCCAGGCCTTGCGTGATGTCGCTGACGAGTTGCTCATAGTTCTCGCCAGACTGCAGCGAGATTTGCATCAAACGGGCCGCATCCCAGCCAGCCGGGAGTGCCCATTGTTTTAGATCGTTCGGTCCCAAAGTTGCCATGATTCACCTCACGTTAGGTGGATCGCACGGCCTCGATGGGCCGCACGAGAACGGTCGTGGCGCTTTCCGCCACGCCCAGAATGCACGAACAGGTCCCCACGGTATTGCTGAGTCGGCCTGCCGTATCGCTGACCCAGACCGTCCCGCCGGCCGTCAGGTCGGTATAGCCCGTGACCGGCCCGAGCACGACCACGTCGCAAGCCTCGCCGAGCGCCACACTGGACCCGCCCAGCGCGCCCGACACGACGATGCCGTAAGCGTGGGCCGTATCCAGGTTGGTCCCGACTGCCTTGCTCACGTTCGGGATCGCATCCGTGGCACTATCAATGTAGACAGCATCGCCGAAGGCCAGCGCCTCAGTCGCCTTTGCGCGCCGGCTGATCGCTCCCTGTTCTTTCCGAACATCAGCCACAGTAACAGTAATATTTGCCATCGTTCACCTCAAGTGGATCGCACGACCTGAGCAGGCCGTACAAGAACAGTCGTGGCGCTTTCCGCCAGACCCACGATAGTAGATTTCGCTCCCACCACGGTCGAGAGCGCGCCGGGCGTGGTACTGCCAGCCCAGATCGTCGCGCCGGGCGTCATGCCGGTATAGCCCGTCACAGGCCCGAGCACGACCACGTCGCACGGCTCGCCGTCGGCGATACTCGTCCCGCCCCATATGCCCGATATGACGATGCCGAACATATGGCCCGTCGCCAGAGCGCCAGGCGCGCACTTTTTCACGTTCGGGATTTTGCCCGTCGCACTATAAATGTAGACAGCAGCGCCAAACGTCAGCGCTTCTGCAGCGCACGCCCGGCGGCGCAGCGCGCCCTCCAGGTGACGCACATCTGCCGTAGTGCAAGAAACTTCATTGGCCATAGTGGCCTCCTTATGCTGGTAGTCTGTACCTTCGGCGAAGCTCTTCTTGCTTCGCCTTGGGATCAGGTTTGCCTTGCCCGCGCTTGCCGGCGTCCGTATCCTGTTGTGAATCGGCGCTGTTGTTCACCAGATAGGCGTTATCCTTCACCAGTTTCTTGAGTGCTTCATCCACGCCCACGACCTTGCCGTCATCCCCAATTGAGACCTCGGCCAGGTCAAGCAACTGGTAGGCCACCTCGGGCCGGTGGAACTTCATCCGGGTCGCCGCCATCTCGACGGCGTGTCGGATGAGGGCATCATTCGCCCTGGCCTCAGCGTCCACCTTCGCCTTCTCAGAGTCGGCGATCTTGGCCTTGAGCTGGTCCAGCTCGGACAATTCCGCTTGCTTGCGCTTGGCTTCGGCCGCCTTGACGTCTTCGTCCTGCTTTTTGCGGGCATCGCGTTCTTTTTGCAGCGCCGATTTCAGCCCACCTGTGTGTGCCTCGTACAATGCCTTGATCTCAGCCGGCTGCTTCTCCAGCCAGGCATCGAAAGTCACTGTCGTTTCGACCGGCGGCACCTGTCCGTCAGTCCCTGCGGGCGTCCCGCCCGATGTTGTCACTGTAGTTTCGGATAGCATCTCGCCATCTCCTGTTCAAAAGTTATCAGGCATCACGCCTGTTGAATTCGATGTTGCTCCGCTCGGTTGGAAAGTCGCAGAGCTTACAGCTTCGCCTTACAGCCCATGGGCAAACCCCTCAACCAAACCTTCATGGCAGCTTCAGTCCTGCATCGCACGCCCCACTTGTAAAACACACTGGAAGCATGGTTCTTGGCCGTCTGATAGGCGATCCCCAACATGTCGGCAATCTCCCGGTTTGACTTCCCTTGCGCGATCATGTTAAGCACCTCTATCTCCCGCTGTGTGAAGGGTCGAATGCAGCCACGCAGCTTCATCCCCCCCCCAGTATCAGTAATCGTGATTATCTTGCGCCTCTATCGCTGCTCCACAAAGATTTCAAGAGACCGATCATCTGTGCGATTGCCAACCGTGAGGATTCTATTGGTCACTCGATAAAGAGTGCCGCTCGTACCGCCACTCAGCCAAACCGTCGCCGTCGTAGTGGTCTTGTTGTCGCTGACTTTTGTTATGCCCGTTGGCATGATCCATGTGCTTGTGTTGATCGTATCCGTGCCAAGCCACGCCGACCAATCAATCTGATAATCGAGAATCGCATCTGGATCTTTGGTAAATTGATTTTCAGCGGCCATCATCACCCCGCATGTTATCCACCCGCAGTAATGGTCAACGTGTATGTGAATGTGATAGAGTCTCCGTTGATGACATTGATGGCAGAGAACAAAGACCGATCCAGCACCGTTCCAACAGTGTCCGCACTGAACAAACTGTGCTCAGTGATGGCGAATGTGTTGTTGAATGCGATTGTGCCTGCGCTCACGTACAAACCCGCGCTTGGGTTCGTTGGCGTCCCATTCGTGCGCGCGCCGCCCCAGGGCGTACCCAAAGCGGTATTCCCAACTGCTTCGGTCTCGACGCCTATACCCGCGTCGTGATAATCATAAGCCGTTGGGGCGACACCCGACCCATCGAACATATACGTTGCTAGAGCCGTGACGAATGCCGTGGTCACGACGCGATGGCTCACCACGCCATAATTGATGCGTGTCCCATCAGCCTTGATCAATACTGCTTCGAGTTGCCCATGCAGGAATGGCAATTTTAGGACTTTGGCGATCCACAACCTCCACAGGCCACGTGCCATGTTTGGAGCATTGCGCACCTTCCATGCCAGTGGTGCCCGTGGTGAGCGCACCGCCATCAAACTTCCTCTCATCGAAAGCATACCTTCCATCTTATCCTCCTTCTTGTTAGGCAGGAACCATGTAGATACGATTCTCTGCCCCGATTGTATAGACTCGACTTTCCACGGCGACTGCATAAGGACGTGACTCCGCCTCGATCACATAAATCCGATTGTCTGGCGTAGGCAAGTTAAGTGCTGAACTGACAATCGCTCCCAAGAATGACAATGTGCCAGTCAATGACCGGAAAACATTCTTGGCGACCGAACCCGCAGAAATGAGCACGCCAACCAATGCTTTACCGGTATCACGCACCAACGCACCGGACGATATAAGAGAGCCGCCAAAATTCCTATCTGTTTTTTTGGCGATACTTCCGCCGAAGGATAGGATTCCCCCTATATTTACCATTTTTCCGAATTGAGAAACCAGATCGCCCGCCCAAGTCAGTGTTCCGCCAAGCAATCGGCTTATTTGCCTTGCCGCACTTCCGCTGGGTGTTAGCACACCATCAAGAAACTTTTGTGTCTGGCGCTTAATTCCGCCGGATGATGTCAGCGAACCCGCGAGCGCGCGCGCCGTGATGCGAACAAGAACGCCCTCAAATGACAAGGCCCCAACGAGCAATCTATTTGAGGCTCGCATTAAAGTGCCACCGGGCGACAATGTACCGGCTATTGATTTTCCGCATTGGCGCACCAAGACGCCCGCTGAGGCTATCACTCCCGACAATGCACGGCTCGTATTTTTAGTCGGAGCTCCCGCAGATGACAATGTTCCCGTGACCATCCGACTGGTTGCGCGCGTGATAAAACCAGAAGGCGATAAATTGCCCACCATCGGCTTTCCAATCTGCCTAGATATTGCCCCAACCGGTGTCACTGCACCAGCTACAACTTTTCCAGTTCTCTTAACTGGTACACCAATGAACGACAGAGACCCGGCGACACTTTGCGGGTAGACTGTTCCACCGCCCGCTACAAGCCACGACATATTCAAAACCGGAGCACCCCATGACACTGGCGGCGGGTCTCCATCCGTCAGCGTGCCATTCTGCGTCCAGTCGTGCCCGTTGCCGCTGTAGTCGTTGTCTCGCTCCGTCGCTCCTGGGAAGCAGGGCCACCAGCCATACAGGCCAGTCGTATTGAGCGGACGGATGACCCGCATCTCCTGAAGTATATCCGAGGCGGTCTTGGCAACCGTCCACGCCTTGGCGATGGCCATGCGCCCGACGAACCTGTCGCCGTCCTCGGAGCCAAACCCGCCGATTTCCATGCGGGTCGCCGCTGCGCGGCCCGTGATGTCCCGCGTCCCTTCGCCGGACACCACCCCGTTCACGTATATATAGAAATTGGAAGCGTTGGTGCGAACGGCGGCTACATGCACCCACGCCCCGCTGACGGGGGCGGTCCCATGAACGAGTGAAGTTCCAGCCCCTCCAATAACTACCTTCATACAAATGGTCGGGCTGCCGCCATTCTCGTCTATGAACACGTCGTCATAGTTGCTGGTCGTATCGTCATTGAGTGCAAATAGGGTTAGCCAGTTCCAACCCGATGTCAGGGTGGGGTTGACCCATGCCATGACCGTGTAGGCCGCGTTGTAGTTCAGCAGGTCGGTCGTGCGGAGCAATCGGTCAGCAGCCGCGTCGAATATGACAGCCATTTGCTATGTCTCTTTAATCTCTACCGCAAGCAACTCGGCGTCATTGGCCCAGTCATCCGAGCCATTGTTGGCGTCCCGGTTGACCTTTAGTCTGAACTTATCACCCGCCGCCACGCTATCCATCTGTGCCCCATTGGTAAACGGAATAGAGATAACGACTTCAATTCCACTTGTCCCATTAGGATGGGCATGGTTGCTCTGAACTGCCGCGAAACCATCACTGTCAATATCCTGCCCAACCGCCGTCTCAAAGGACACATCCCAATAACTTGCGTGTGCCGCCGTCGTGTCGTTCGCATCTGTGATGTGCAGATAGACTGTGACGCCGCCGCCTGCATAGTTTCTGGGCATGATGTCAGTCCAGGTACATGCCTCGTCCGTGGCGGCATCAAAACCGAGAACATAGTGATAGTTGCGCCTGTATAGTTGCGGAAAAACCGCGCAAAATTCTGCCGATAGCGGGAAATATCTACAAAGCGTATCACCCGAAGCCATTCGTCACCTCCTAGTCTATGTTTCCCAAGATGCTCTTGCACAATTCGGGGTCATACCGGGCCAGCACGATCATCGAGAGCACGAAACCCTTCGTCGCGGCGGTCAGCCCCGACTTGCAAGGCTCCGAGAGCGCCCCATTGAATCCAGTCGTATTGCACGTATTCGCCGAGTGGGTGTCTACCCAATCATCGGCCTGGGCAATAAATCCAGTATTCGTGTCCGGGTTGTAGATGTCCCGTTTCGCCATCCCGGCGAAGGGTTGCTCAATTGCGTGCGCGTGATCCGACCACCATCGCATCAGGCCAATCCATAAACGAGTTCTTGTTGCAACAGATAAAGCAGCCATCTCATTCCTCCTCAGTATCGATAATGTGTGTTATTCCCTACCCTCAAGGGCCCGGTTGACCTCATACGTGATCAGCCGCGTGACCGTCTCGGTTTCCTCGTCGAGGATCGCGTCTGTCGTGCGCCATCCCACAGCCTTTGCGTACAGCGATTGCCGCGTTGAATCCATCAGCAGCGGCCCATAGCCCGCATTGTTCCCGATCTTGGCCGTCAGGCCCGCATTGCTCATCGCAATCGTCCACCGCCGGCCAAAGGTCTGTGAGCCTGGCGATACGCCACGGCGGTAGGGCACCTCTATTTCGCCCTTGCGCAATGCCCAGAAGAAATATCGGCGCTGCTTCTCGGTCTTGAATACCGAACCATACACGCTCGCCCGCGTCGGACGCTTTTCCTTCGGACGCTTTTCCTCAGAATAGACTGCGACCTTGCCCTTGACGTGCAGCGCGGCCGCTTTGATCGCGCCCACCACCGGCCTCAATTCCTGCAAGCTCTTGATCTTGGCCAGCAATGGCTCAATGCCCTCAATGTGGATCGTGTCGCTCATGCGCCCTCTGGTAAAACGATTTCCGTATTGGTCCAGCATCGGCAGCGTGGATGCGCCGGCGGAAATACATTGCCTAGAATCCGCTTCCCCTGGCGCGGCCCACATTGTGGGCACACCAACTCATCCCTGTTGGTCTGCCATATCTCCACCACACGGAGGTCAGGATTATCGGCCTTGATTTCTTTCACCCATTGCAGCTCGCCTTGCGTGGCCGCCCGCGTGACCTCGGTCGTCGCGATCATGTCCGCCCGTGTCGTCGCGTAAAGCGTCCGCCCGAGCGTGTCCTGGATCGCCGGAACAAAGTTGGAGAGGGCAGTTCGCAGCTCACCCATCGTTTCAGCCGTTTTGAAATAGGTGCTGATGGCCGCTTGCAGCCCCTCCCGCGTGGTGCTGTCAATCAGACGCACCAGGTCAAATGAATACCCGCTCGCCCAGTTGGCTGCCTGCGTATTGACCAAGGTCCAGTTCACCGCCAGCGTCGGATATTGCGCCGCCGCCTCACGCGCCGACTCGATAAAGATCTGCTCCAGGATCGGGCGGATGGCTGCCTGTGTCTCCTGGTTGAATTGCTCCCAGAGCGATTCGGGCACCGCCACGCCCTCCAGGTCCGCTTGCAATTTCATCTCGGCCATGAGTCGCTGCAACTGGCCCGGCTGCAGCCCGGCCACCGCCGCCCGGAGCCGTGCTTCCCATGCCGTGCGATTGGCAAACTCAGCCATTTGCCGCTCCTGGATAGGTTGCGAACGTCAGGTTCCGGATCTCGGGAGCCTCCATCATCTTGGTAATTTCCTCCGGGCTGTAGCCTGCCTCGGCCCAGACCTGGAAGAGTGGCACTTGCAGTTTCTCGCGTTTGATCGCAATCCGCTCCAGCTCCGCCGTCTCGTCGCGCACGGCCGCAGGATTCCATTGCGATTCGATCGCCGGCTCCTCGTCGAGGCCGGCGTTGCCGAATGTGTTAGCCAGCCGGCGCGCGATGTCCAGGCAATCTTCCCAGGCATTCCCAAAAGTGATTTGCCTGGCCTCGACCTTGGCCACCATTTTGTTGTCCTGCTCTTTGAGTGTTCCTTCCGCGGCGATCTGCTTGGTCATCTGGAAACGGCTGAGCGGCGTTCCCGTCACCTGCGCCAGTCGCATGATCCATCCATCGAGCACGCCCTCCAGTTTTGAAAGGTCGGTCGGCTCGATCGTGTCCAATCCGGCATTCTCGCTCATAGAGCCGATGATCTGCCCTGGCGCGATCTTGAGCAGGTTGCTGCCATCTTCTGCCGGTTCTTTCCCGTCTGTCGTTGGGATCCAACCATGCGCAAAGAGGATGCGGAAACCGGCCGTGTCACTGGCTGCGGCCAAATCCAGCGCAGTTTTGTTGATCATATCCTGCACGTCAAAGGCGTCCCAAAGTTCTGTGCGCAAGGCTGGGTTCTGAAAATGAATCACCGGAATTCCCAGAGGCTTTCCCCCTACATCAACCCGCCGCATCGGCCCGGCCTGATCCTTCTCCTGGAACTCAACCCATTCACCGCCCTTGCCCATCACATATTTCTCAATGCGGTCGGGATAGTAGAGTGCCATCCGCTGCAGTGTCTGCTTCCGGCCGGTGTCGTCGGTCATTGTGTCCGTCCAGCGTTTGCTCGCAAATAGCATCGCCTGGCTGGCGTCGTCATCTGGATAATGCGCCTTGCAGCCGAATCCGGTCCCGCCGAGGCTCGGATCGGTATAACGCGGATGGGGATAGAACCGGATGCGCCCCGCTTTCTTATCCCAGTCCACAATCACGAAATACTCGCCATCCAAGACCGCGCCGGAGTGCACATCTCGCTGGCCGGCATCCATCCGGTTGCCAGTCCACGTCCCGGCGATCCATTGGCTCACCGCCTGATCCTGACAAGTGAATGAGTTGACCCGTAATCGCTCGACGACCGAGTTCACCACGTCGCCACAATAGTTCAGGCAAAACTTGCCGCCCTTCTCAAATCCGAGATACTGGCGCTGGCGATCGGTCAATCGAACATCCTGATCGCCGTCATAGTACTCGCGCGCCATCAAGATGTTTTGCTGGCGAGTCTTTTCCTCGCCTTGTAGCCATTGGAGGTACGCAAGTTCGGTGAGAGTAATATCCATTATCAATACTCGTATGAAAACAAAAAAACGCCGCTTCTCTGTGGGGTTTTCAACTCCCACAAAAAAGCGGCGTTCCGAATGGACTGCCTGTTATTCGATTAAGTGTTAGCCCGTATTATGCGAATTTTTCAAGACTCACAAAAAGATCCGCTAGGTCCTTGGCTATATCTTTTATGTCTTTTTGAAAATGTGATTCTTTGGCAAAAGCGACAAAATTATCAGACCATCCAGTCTGACGATCAAAATCTTTACTGCTTCCATTTGGATAGATGACGGTAGCTATTATGTATCTACCTGAGAGTCCCCCTCTACCAGTATCTACCCAACGGAAAGAAACCTTAAAATCAGGAGGTGGTTCAATTTTCTCGCACTCGCGTAATATGGCCTGTGCATATGGCTTAACAATGTCAGCGATTGGTTTATCACCATATCTTAACCTGTATTCGATTGCGATTTCCTCTTCCATGTGTACTCCTTTCGGGTTACAATTATAGTCGCTTTACCATCTTACGCAATTCTGCTGTACGCGGTTCTATTTCCAACTCGCGCTCCATTGCATCCAGGAACATCAAAACCGCCTCGCGGAAAGCCATCCAAAATTTACGGCTCATCATTTAAATTTACCTGCATCAATACTCGTATGCGAAACCTTGTTTGCTGTCCGAGCCGGTCATCAGCCGCAGCACCCCGTACACCAGCGCGTCCACCTGGTCGTCGTTCGCCGCGTTTGGAAACAGCGTTACTTCATCCTCGAACGTATCCAGCCAGGGCGTGTCTGCCAAGTGAATAATTCGCCCGCCCTCATAATATGGCGTGATTGCCCGCGCGCGAGAAACCTTGTCGCGCCCCTCCGGGTCAACCTCGATCAGTGGCATCTCGGTCTGCTTCCGCCAGACCTGGAGCGCGCTATGCCCGCTCGCCCGCTTTTCCACCAGCACCGCGCCGGGGTGTCCCCGGACATACAGCGCCTTACCCTGCTCGATCAACTCTGGGAATTCCAGTTTGCCTCGGAACACATCCAGCACATAGATCGTCCCCTTGTCCAACCCCAACGTCACGCACGCCGACCAGTCCGAGCTCTGGCTCTCCTCGAAGGCCGTGTCCCAAATCTGGATGATGATTTCAAACTTGGCAGGTGCCTGGTCGCGCGCAACATACCGAAACCACGTGCGCTTGAAAATCTTACCCGCCATCGCCCGCAGATCATTCAGCTTTTCCCGAATCCAGATCGAGCGCACGCTGGCCAGCATCTCCAGCAGCAGCGCCTTGATCGGCCAGCGCGCCGGCCAGAGCGTCTTCACGTCCGGCGTGCGCACCTCCACGTCCACCAGCCGGCCTCCCTCGCCATAGATGGGTTGGTAGTCAATCTGGCTCAGCTCGTGGCTGGTGATCGCGCTGACCACCTTGCACGACCAGCTCGGGTTGCCGAGGATGAAGTTGTAAATGTCCTGGCCCACCGTCTTCAGTGTTCCGACGACAATCACCTTCGTGTGTGGCTCTCGGAGTTGCAAGATCGTCCCCATGAACCATTGCAAAAGCGATTGCAGCCGTTCCGCTGTCTTGGTGTTCTCATCCTCTTCCACATCGTCCAGGATGATCACGTCAAAGTGCCCACCAGTGATCGCGCCGCCCACGCCCACGGCCTCGACAGTCGGATCCTTGCCCACGCGCGATCGCTTGCAGTAAATCCGCCGCTGCTGCCAGGCGCTCTCCTTGCGGCCTTCCCGATCCACCGCTCCGGTCGCGTTGCTGATGTCACGCTGCCCGATCGTCTGCTGCCAATGACGGATATAGTACCGCTTGAGTGCGCTATTCCTTTCCAGTTCCTGTTTGATGACCTGGAGCGTTTTCTCGGCTTCGGTCGCGGTCTTTTGAACGATCAAAATGCGGACGTTCGGATCTTCGCAGATACGCCGCAGCGGATAGGCGATGCAGTAGATCTCGGACTTGCCGTGATCGCGTGGCCAAAAGTCGCCCTGGTATTGTAAATGTTCATCGTCAGCCCGTGCCGACATTTCGTACTGATGCGCGCCGGGCACGATCCCCCGGCGCCAGATTCGCGCAAAGATCGCACTATCCTGGCGCGCCGCCGCCTGGAGTTTCGCCCGCAAGAGCGTCTCGGATTCGTTTTCGCTCATCGTCTGTCACATCCATGTATTCCACCGGCCCATCGTCCGCGAACATGTGATGCAATCCCATCTCTTCCATCAAGATTCCGGCGCGCTGATAGAATAATTTGGCCCAGGCCGGCGAACTCTTCGTGCCGGATGCCTTTTGATAAGTCCGCTCGTCTACATCATGCACGCGCGATGAACTGAACCATATCTCGGTGAGTTCCTGCGCCCACTTCAAAATCTCTGGCCGGCGATCTATCCATTGATACGTGACCGCCCGCGATACACCGATGGCATCAGCAAATTCCAGTTGTGTCTTGAGTTTGCCGCGATCATGTTTTCCTACAGAGAGCCACACCGCCAGGAGTGCATCATAATAGCGGATGCCGGGCTTGGTGGCCATCAGAAAATCATAACCTTCCCGCCAGGCCGGCGTTCGCTGGCCCAGCCATCGCTCGATCTGTGTTTGAGACTTTTTGGGATTCTCCGGTTCATCCATCTCAGTATCGGTAATGGAGATTATCTGCCGGATTCACAAGCCAAATCCGGTAATCAATGAATTGAACACGTCGGCGCGCTGGGGGCCTTCGAGGTTGGCCAGAGATTGATTGATCGTCCGCAGGTAGCCCGTGAGCTGAGCACGCTCAGTCTTGAGCGCCTTTTCTAATCGCCGCTGGACGGCCTCGATCAATTGGGTGCGCTCGCCATCTTGGAGATTGTCTTGCCAACTCTCGTCCTCGACGAGGCCGGTGATGATTCCTTCGATCAAATCACTCATGGCTTCCCTTTCAAGGCATCTGCAATTTGATGTAGGTGGCAAACCACATCACCAAAGTTCCAATCCCCGATCCAATGGCCAACCAGGATAATCTGCGGATCGTATCCATTCCGCGCTTGAGATCATTCACATCGCCGATCAGGCCGCCACCGCCCTTTTCTCCGCGTAACGTGATCTCGTGTTGTCGGGTCAGTTCGATCAGTGGCAGCAATCGTTCATTGAGAATTGCCAATTGAACCGCTGTTGCATCACTGGGAAGAGGATTTTTGGTTGGAGTTAGCATGATCATCCTTGGGATAGGAAATAAAAAACGGCGCACCTTCTCTACGGAAGGTGCGCCGCGGCAAAGCACGTGGCGAAAGTCTTATGCGCTTATTCTATCACAATCCCGATCGGCAGTCAAACATCGCTCCTGCCTTCTTCCAGGGGAGACATCCCTTCTTCTCTTCAAGTTCTTTCCTTCTCTTTTCTTAACCCTCTGGGTGAGTGCTTAAGCACCGGTATACCCGTGCAAATGCACCAGTAGACCGGTGCCGGCGCACGCATGTCCACAGACATGCCGATGATGGCGCACTGAATATCATCGGTAGCCTCGACATCAAAAAAGCGCCTGGCGAGGCGCTGTTGATGTTTTACTGGTGCTTAAGCACGGGTATACTGGTGCTTAAGCACGGGTATAACTATTCTTGAAAAGTAAAGTATAAGCTGAGCCGCGCCCGTGACTGCGAATTGTCATTGTAATTGAGACTGCTTAGGGTGTCGGCTCCAAGCCCTTGTTAGGTTTCGTCATCGTTGCGCCATAACTCTAAATAACAGTACTGACCTTCAAAAGTGAGTAACTCATTTTTCAAATCTGACCGCCAACTTCTAAATAATCATCCCATCCGACGAAGCCTGTCCATTCCGAATAAGGGATACAACCATGCTCTGCGTCTAAAACCCCGTATAAAGTTTGTAGAACCTTTTCATCAACTGTTTCTGGGTTTATGGGTTGTTTAGAGACGGTGTAGCGCAAATGTATGGTTTGGTCGTTGCCGCCCCAATCTTCTAATTCTTCGGCAAGCAAACTATCGCCAATCAAAAACTGACTATCTTCGCCTTCGGCTATCACGCCACAAAATGTGATTTTATCCATGTGCCAATCTCCTGAAAGAAGAAACCTAACGGCCCCGGCTTCACGCGCCGGGAATAGTGCTAATGGTTAAGGTCGCAGCTTACCCGGTCGCGTGCAAGCCGTTGTTAGGCGGCTCACGGCTTGCAAGGCGGTTTCTCCCGAGGCTTGCTTTGTGATATGCCAACTTCTTTCAAAACTGGCGCACCATTGCTCTTGAGCTACCCAACTGCCATTGCTTTCTTTTGTTACCAAGACTCGTTGTTTGCGCATTTTAGCCGCCTAATGTTGGCGTAAGCTGCGCGAAGCGTCAGCTTGACGCCGTAGTTAGGCCGCGCCTATCAAGTTCATCGAGCGCCTCAATGAGTTGCCGGGCTAGTTGCTTGGCAATTTCTGGATAACTGCCGCGCAAGATTTCTTCGCAAACCTCACGCACCGAACGGTCTTCGGCTAGTAAATTTTTCATCAGTCTCCTTTCGCGGCCTAACGGTCGGCTTCAGTTGCGGGGCGCACTTTGCCCCGTCAACTGCAAGCCGTTGTTAGACGGACGACAAACAGCCTGCATCAACAATGGCGGGGATGTGTTTGTCTGTGGCAAGAAAACAGATGCGCCGCCGACACATTCCCATCCATCTGAAATAAGCCGAGAAACCATTTCTTCAAGGCTTGATAAACTTCCGATGCAAACCCTATACTCGGCCAATGTTTGCCCTCCGTCCGTCTAACGTCAAAGTTCAGTTGCGGCGCGGTCGTTTGCGCTTTGAGTCTCATCATCCTCATCTTGAATACTATGGCGGAGCGCTTCGATGTTAGATGGCCCAGCGCCGTCAACTGCAACGACTAGTTGGGCGGACTTATTGATTTCAGATTCAAGATCATTGGCGGCGTCCAAATAAGCACGTGCTGCCGGGCCGCAATCTTCAGCCCGCGCTCTCCATTTCCTAACGAGTTTGTTCATGTGTTTCAATTCACTCATCGTTTTCTCCTTGTCCGCCCAACGGAAGCATCACCCGCCGACCAGGGTGCGACGAAGAACGCCTGCGCCCCGAAAGGTGATGACCACGCGAAAGTAGCCCTGGAACTTGCGGCGTATGGGCGGTCGGGTGCATGCAGTGTTAGGCAGCAGTTTTCACTTGCTTCTATTCGTTGCCACAACTAGGATTATGCGGAAACCAATCTTTCGGATCGAACCCATGTTCCTCTAGCCAGTGATCGTGCTTGACCCGCAGATTCTCGCCGAGTTGCTGGGTATGAGTAGGCGACAAGAGCGCCAATCGAGTCTGCACGCTGAGCGTGTAGATGACGTGCGGATTCACGCCCTGGCGCTGTACCTGGGCAATGCCCAGTTCTTCCAACCGGCCAAACGCACCGATCTGCCGGCGATCTCCACGGGTCACGCCGATGATGGCCTGCCGGCCGCAGGGCACCAGCTCAGCCAGGCGCGGCGCCGTCCAACGCCTGGCCGGCGTCCATTCACTCTTGTCCCGGCGATGGTCCGCCTCACGAACAATCTCCCAGACGCGCCAGGCGATCCGCCCTAGCAGCGCCGCCCAGAAGGTCGAAGCGTATCCGGTCACATCAAACCAGCCGGCCTCTTTCGGATCAAAATCCGGCAGGATAAATCCTCTCGGCTCAACTATCTCCAGGGTTGCCTTGGGCGTATCAGTAATGAATCTTATCTTCACCGCCGGCTGCCCGACCCGAGCTGCCAGCGCCCGCTGGATCATCCCCGCCAGGCGCGCCTCGATCCATTCCCTGGCAGACTCGTTGTGCACGGCGATCACAAATCCATCGCCATTGCACGAAACACAGCGGGTCCGCTGGAGCCACTGCTCGAAGGTGGCCCCGGTCAACTGCAATTGCAAATCGCCGAGTACAGCCGTCCAAACCTGATCAGGCGTCAAAATGTCTACTTTGTCATTCATCTTTTAGAGTGTGTAGATGGGATGAGGATTGGGATGGGTGCGACTTGGCTCGTGCTCATGTACTGGTTACGCGAAGAGAGCTAGAGCAATTTCTTTAGCATTTCCCCCCAAAACCTTTTTTGACGAAACGTCGAGATCGCATCCAGACGAGCCACGGTAGTTTCCGGGTTCTTACCGATCAGCTCAGCCAACCTGGCTAGATAGAGCCTGCTTTTGTCGCTGCCGGGGGCACTATGCTCAAACAAAATGATCAACGGGACAATGTGTGTCACGTCAATCGTTTCGACTTTGCGGTCAATCTTGAGTTTGTGTGTGGGGTGTCGGAGCATGAGATCCAAGGCCGCAATCCCAAATCCAATAAGGAAAGCGCCTCCAAGAAATACCGCCAACACTATAGGGTTCATCTATCCATCTCCAACGATCTCTTGAGTTGTTTCCGGCAAAAACAGCAAAGGCGGCATCTGGCCGGATTGGTAGGCCCGCTCGACCTGCGGCAAGGCCCACTCGGAAACGGTCTTGCCATTCGGCAGGAGAATGTCGCCGATAAACGCCTGCTCAAAGGTCTTGATCCCGGCCTCGATCGCGCTCATGCTGCCCTTGATGCTCACCAGAAGCGCCCGCCATCGCTCGCGGGTTTCTTGCTCGAGCGCCTTTTCAGGATGCAGGGGCCTGCGACCTTTGGGGGTGCGAACCTCGGTCGGCAAATCGGCCGTCAACCGGATGCGCTTGCCCTGAAACTCAAAAACGACCGCAGCCTTGCCGCGCCATTCCAGGCAGAGGACGTCAGAAACCCCGAACCGTTTCAGCGTCCGTTCGATCTCGACCCGGCTGGCCATCGTCGAGACATTGGTCCCACGCGCGTAAGTTGTCATTCCTCACCATTTCCAAACTGCAACGGGAGTAGGCCGCGTTCCAAATCTGCGGCCTTGCGGCCCAACGTCAGAGTTCAGTTGTGGCGCGGTCGCTATCCGCGCTCGCTGCTCAGCGTCGGCTTCATCCGCTTGTTCGGCGGCGTCGATGCTTTGGGAAGTTGTCCAAACAGGATGCTTGCAGTGGACGCAGTGTTAGAAGGCGTGCGCTCAACTATGCTCAAAAGACGCCATGATAAAGTTTGCAAATCTTTCAAGTGGTTCTCGGTTGCCTTCAAAGAACCGGCAGAACCCGACCCTTCGGATGGACGCAATCCACATTGCCAAAGACTATCAATCAGTTCTTGGGCGGTTTCAAGTGGCATAACAATAGATTCTTGTGGCTCTACGGATTCGCCTTCTTTCACGGTTGTAAACTGTAACCCGGACAACAATGATATATCTCCGTTTTGTTGTCGCTCGTAGAAGTGCAGCATAATCCCGTGAGCTTGCCATCTTGGTTCGGCATGGACGTGAAAGTTTCTGAACATAAGACTCCTTTTCTCAGCCTTCTAACGTCTAAGCTGAGCCGCGCGCCGCACTGGACGGCGCATCGGCTGGTGAATCATCATTCAATTCCGGTGCGCTTGGCGCGTCGGCTCCAGCGAGAGTTAGGCCGCGCCGTGACGCAATTTCCAATACCATTCTTTTGACATGTGGCGCAACGCGATAGAAGGCATACCAGCAATTATTTCCTCTTGGACGACTACAATCAAAAATGATTTGTTCCAGTTCTTTACTGGTCATAAGCTCAAGAGATTCATACACATCAGCGAATGGCAGTAATCTAATTGTGAATCCCGTTTTCTTCGGCATCGGTTTCCTTTCGCGGCCTAACGGCCCGGTGTCAGCCGCCGCGGCCCTTGCTAGATTTTCGGCTGTTCGATTTACGACTCTTGCGCTTAGCTACTGGCGCGGTCGGCTGCACGCCGTTGTTAGACGGAGTGCTTACAATCTTAACGGGTACAGACATCTGAGTAATACCGTCTCTGTTATTCTCAAAAGCGAACAATACTGACTTCATCATTTCCTTCATCTGTTCGTCTTTCTCGATTTCTATTTTAGACTTCAGCCATTGAATTACTTCTTTCTCTTTTCCAGGTTTGATTACTATTGGTTCAAACGCCTTCATGATTCCTCCGTCTAACGTCAGAGTTCAGTTGCGGCGCGGTCGCTATCCGCGCTCGCTTCGGTGTCAGACGGCCCAGCGCCGTCAACTGCAACGGGAGTTAGGCCGCTGCCACTAAGCACGAAACGCTTGCCACAGAAAGGACATACGAAATCATCGTTTGTCCCAACAGAAAACCAGGCCTCAAATCTCATATTACAACAGGTGACATCACGTCTGACTTCCATATTGACTCCGTTTGCCGCAAAGCGGCCTAACAACCGTGATGGGAAATATCGGAGCCTGGATCGGCACGGACCAGCCCGCTCTCTCTTTCGATAGCCAGTCGTCAAATTTCCTTTTGTCCATGCGTCAGATAATTCCCATTATCGCTACACCGGTGACTATCCCGCAAACGTCAAAATGTGACGCGCCACCTGCTCGCAGCGCAGGGCGATCTCGAAGCGTCCTGTCTGACGCAACACGAATAGCCGAATCTGATCAGGCGTTCGCCCCCCGGCCACCTCGCGCTCAAGCGCACCTAGAATGACAGGATGCGTCCCTGCCAGCCATTCATAACTTTCTGCATCAAGCGCCTGCTGCAACGTTGGCATCGGCTGTGTTGGTTTGTTCACTTGCGATCTCCTTGTGTATCTCTCAATAACTCCAAAAATCTTTTGGCGTCAAGTTCCGCTTTGGAAATTGCTTCATCAAAAGATTTCCCGCCTCCATAGATTGAATTTATGAACTCATTGCGCCACTTATGCTTGTGCCCATTTTGCTGAAAACATTGGTCCATAACAGGTGTAATTAGTCCCCGCGCTCCGCACAAAGGGCATACACTGTCAAGGACTGTTATGGATACTTCCCACTGTTCTTTGCACCCATACTTATTGATCGCATCCGTAAGAGTTCTCTTGATTGATGTTTCTGATTGAAATTCTTGCGTGACCGAGTTGATATTTTCTGGAAAGGCAATCAACATCATCGCTTATCTCCTACCGCTTCGCCTTTGACTTGGCCTGCGACTTGCGACCTGCAACTTGCGTCTTGTCCCTGCACTCCTCCGAGCACGTCACCCGCTCGCCCGCCCCCCAGCCATCCTCCTCGTCGCGCTTCGTGATGTGATCCATGCTGCTGAACTTGCCGCACACGTGGCAATTCGTCTCCGTCTTCCAGATCGGCGGCTCATTCCAACCCGCGCCCGGCTTGAGATTCAACGACTCGCAGATTTCCTGGACCACTTGGAGCGAACGTGGCCAATCATAGGCTTGCTTCGGGTCGTAGCCTATCCAGATCTCATCGGAAAACCGACACACAAGCATCCGCCGGCGCATCAAGACTTCCAATGCCTTGCCTTTCGCCTCCTTGACCTGGTCCGCGAATTTCTCCCATTCATCAAGGTACTGGCTCCAACCCGTTGGACGATGTGAATCATTGAATACCAGATCGTTCATCCAATCGAGCGCCGCGCCTGACACCTGCAACTGCTCGCCGCAAGCCTCGGCCGTGTGAAAGATCAGCCACGGGATATCCCATTGCGCCCGGCGCACCGCCGCCCTACCCTCGCGCCGTTCATCTTGCTCAGCCTCTTTCTGCTCTGCCGCCTGATGGCGGGCCTCGTCGGAATCCGCCGGCAGATCCGTCCCCTTTGCCCGGGCCTCTTTGGCCTCCTGTTCGCGCTTGAGAACAGCCGGATCGGTCGAGCCGAGCATAACGACCTTGCTCCCCAATGCCTCGGCATGATAATATTCATGATAATACTCGTGGCCACCCTCGTGCGACGGAATCACTCGCAGGCAATCAGGCTTATTCTTGCGCTTGAGCAATGCCTTGATGTCATTCGCGTTGCTATAGCCAACAGCCAGCATCTTGGCCGATTCATCCGGCGCCGCGATTGCAATCTTGAACTTGTCTGCGACACGCTCCAGCTCCCGCTGGAGCCAGGCCATCTTGCGTCCTTCGAAGCAAGCCAGGTTGGTGCATATGGATTCCCCATGCACGACCAATCGAGCCGGGCAATCGTGGCAAGTTAGAGCATCAGGTTCCAATTCAGGCCGCCAATCCAAGGGCCAATAAGAACCTGATCGGGGACTCATCAGATGTCGCCCATGCTCGTCGAGCAAGATGTCAATCTGCAGGTCGGAAGTCTTATCCCGATCCTCCGCAGGCACAGAGGCGATCACCTGGGCCGCCTGGGTCACATCTTCCGGCGCGACTTTAGCCAGGCTGACAAGCTGCCGTGCGAATCGCTCCGGCAACTGGCCCTGGTTCACCAGATCCTGCACCGGCGCCGGCAAATCGAGCAGCCGCAGCAGATGCGAGACCGCCGGCTGTGTCAGGTTGAACCGCTCGCCGGCCTCTGCCTGCGTCTTGCCAAAATCGGCCATGTACCGCTGCAACGCCTTGCCCTTTTCAATCGCCGAAAGGTCCTTGCGCTTGAAATTCTCCTCGATGGCGTACGCCGCCATCTGCTCATCGCTCAGCTCGCGCACAATCACCGGGAACGCCACATAGCGGTCGCCCGCCTGACCATTCCCGCGCGCGCCGAACTGCTCGTCGAGATATCGAAACGCCGCCAGGCGCGTGTGCGCGATCGCCAATTGCACCCGCCCATCCATCCGACGCCCCGTGCCGGGTTGGATCAGATCGTGCTCGGCGATGCTGCGCGCCACGTCCATCACGTGCGCCGCATCTTCGGCCCGCACCTGCCAGGGATTCGGGTCTACCTGGTCGAGCGGAACCAATTCAGGAATCCAGATATTCTCCATCTCACAGCTTCCTTTCCAAATAGGCCAGGCCAACGCCGGCGACATGGCCGGGTTCCCGAGGTTCTCGGGGTTCCGGCATACGCCGCCGGCGCTGCTGGCATTCAACCCATGTCCATGGACATGGCCTTCACAATCCGGTCCGATGCCCTTTGCGATGCTGGCCGGCGAGCGCAGCGCGCGCCCGCAGCGGCTACATTTGGGCATCATCCATCAGCTCGTGCCATCGCTCCGAAAGCGTGTCTCGAAACAGCTTGAGGTCATGCTCCATCGCCGTCGCTTCCACAAAGACCTGCTGCCAACTGCCCTCACGCCAGGCGTGTGTGCGGATCACCCGACGGCGATCCTCGATGATGCTCAACAACGCCAGCAGTGTCTCCAGCGATCGCACCCGATCCCAGGCATCCTCACGTGAGGTCGGCATCGGTCGCCTCGATCTTGCGCGCCTGGCGGATCGCCAGCACCCAGCCGTCAATCCTGTAGGCCAGGACGACCGTCGCGCCGCCGGCGCAGCAGATGATCACCAGCCCGATGATCGTCCGCCAATCTGCGTTGAGGAACCGCCAAAGCGCAAAGCCGGCCAGGATCGAGAGCACACCGTACACATAGGCCGAGACGCGATCCAACGTCTGGGGCCAGGGGAACCAATGTCCAACAGCCAGCACCAATGCCGTCAGCATCGCGCCGGCGATCAAAGTCGCCAAGCTCCATATAACCGGATCAATCTGCAACATGTTAGAACTCCCAACTCGTTGGACGCAAAACGCCGTTTCGGGCGTACAATTCAATCAGGCAGGCGAAACGCCTACCGCCAGCACCTTAACAACTAGATAGCCTTCGGGAGTGGATACCTTGAACGTATCGCCCGGTTGGGCCTCGCCCAGCTTGCACCCCACCGGGCTGGCTGTGCTGATCTCGGTCGGCTCAAAAGCCGTCATCACCAAGCGCCGCTCCAAACGTTGGTCTCCTAGCATGAATCGGATGACCTGGTCAATGTTCGTCGCGATCGGCTGCCGGTGGAGCACCTGCGAGCCGGGACATCTCATTGTGTTCACCACATCGCCTCCATAGGCATGGCATCCCTATGCCATGCAAAATAACGCCGATTATTGATACTAGATTGAGCAGACGGGCTGGCCAAATTGAAGCGTGGCCGCCTCTCGCATCGCGTGGATCACTTCGCACAACGAGCGCTCCTGGCGCTCCAGGCTCGTGATGACCTGATTCACCTCCTCGATATTTTGAGCGAACCGATAGCCGGACTCATCGCCGACGATCAGCCAGCCGGCCCGGCGCAACTCTGAGATGGATGCCCGGATAATTCGATCCGAGCCACCGGAGAGTGCGCACAATTCATTCCGGCTCATTTCCCCTATGGGATGCACGCGCAACGCCTCCAGAATGACCGCAGAGATAATCATCATCGGCATCTTCCGCAAAGGCACGCAGGTGGCTGTCCGGCATCCACCGCGGCCAGGATGTCCTTCGCCTTTTGTTCCAGGCGCTGGCCGTGCTCTTCTGAACGGCGCAAGGTATACAAATATAGCTCGCCCGTGTTCCGGCACTTGTAGATGATGAGCGCCTCTCGAAATCCGCCATAGCGCATGTACATCTGGCATTGATCCATATGCTCGAAAAATGCCCCGCGCTCGAGGACTTTGGAGAACCGGTCATCATCCACGCTCTTGATCTCGATCACCCAGTCCTCCAACCTTCCATCAATGTGCCCCCGGAACCGCTCATCGAAGGGCGCCACCAGCTCCAGGTTATGATCCTGCAAATTCAAGCCGGCCATTTCCATGCGGTACATAATGTCAATCTCATGCACGTAGCCCTCGTGGCAATAGCGTTTCGTTTGCAGGTTCGGCGACGACCGGCCATGCACAAACGTCTCATAGAGAAAACGCGGGCACTTGCCGATGGAACTCATGCCCAGATAGGCTCGATCCTCATCAAATTCAGCTAAAACATCTTCGAGCTGGCGCTTTAGAACATCTGGTTTCATGGATATCCTTTCAAGACCGGGCGAGGGCGCCACCCCTCGGGGACCTTCAGCAGTGACTGCAGTCCCAGGCCCACCCTCAACCCTGCTCACCCCGTGAAGCAGGGCGTCACACTTGGCCGCCCCGTCCGCTGCCAACGGACGCTTGGCCGGCCCGGTCATTCTAATCACCGAACGCGCTGATCTGAATCGCTTGCAGGCAATAGGGGCTGAACCAAACGATCTCGCGTTTGCGCCCCTGGCCCTCCCCATGCTCGCTGTATCCCATCGAGTGATCCCACATCACCGATGTCCAGTCCGCCGGCATCTGGTGTTCGCCCTCACATCCGCACAAGGCGATCCGCAGCCCGGGATTCCACCCATGTTCGATGGCCCATTCGCGGACCTGGTGCGCCACGTCCCGATCATCCTGTCCATAGACAGCCTCCCCTGCACGCCGGATGCTGTAGGGAGGATCGAGCAAGACGCCTGTCAATCCCAGCGCCGTCGTCTGCGAGGGCCCCAGAACGCGATGCCATTCGCCACAGAGCACGCGCACGCCGCGCAGGCGCTGCGCTAGCGCCAGAAAATAATCATAGATGTCATCGTGGCCGCGAATCCATACACCCGGCGTAAAGGGCCGGGGCATCCGCCGCGGCGGACGGTGATCACTATCCATCGGCCTGTTCTGATCGCACCAGGCCCCGCCGATCCACTGGCAAAGCCCCCACACCCACCAGCCGGCCACCTGGGTGTCATAGTAATGTGGATTATCCAACACGCGCTGCCGGAACTCGACCTGGTTCAAGAGCCACACATGCCGCGCCTGGAGATCGGCCTCGTTCACGGGCCAATCGGCCCAATCGGCCACCTCTTGTGGCGCCGCCTGGATCGCTCGCCAGAAATTCGCCAGGTAGCAGTCCTTGTCGTTGACCGTCTCAGTGCCAGACAAGCGCGGGCGTCCCAACAATATGGCGCCGGATCCGAAGAACGGTTCCACATAGTTATTCACGTTGCCGAATCGTTCCCAAACCAAGCCGGCCACTTTGGATTTGCCGCCAAACCACGGGAAAGGTGCCTTCATTCGTGTTATGACCTGATCGGCGACGTGCTGATCGGCGACGTGATTGCGACTGAGAGTTGATCCTCACAATCCCATCGGTCCAACCGCTTGAGGAGCTTGTCTAGACTCTCCACGATGAGCAATAGTGCTCCCGCCTGAGCGAGCCGCGCGCGGGCGCTGGCACGCTCGACATTGCCCTTTTGGGCATCGTCAAACGCGATCGCAATACTTTCTTCTATCCCTTCACATGTGACTAGCTTCATGGTCTCCATCTCCCAGTTACATCCCCAGCATCTGCTCGATCTTCATCCAGTGCGGATTGACATTCTTCTTCCGATGGGACAAATAGATCTGCGTGATCGCCAGTGTGCTGTGATGGAGGAATTGCTGCACCGCTTCCAGGTCGCCATCCGAGGCCTCGGCCATCAAGTCGGCAGCCGTGTGACGCAGCAAATGCGGATGGATCCTCTTGGGATCCAGACCCGCTTTGGCGGCCCAGCGCCTCAAGAGCCGGCCGGCAGAGGCTGGACTCAGCGGCTTGTTCTTGTCCACTGACTTTACGTTGGGCAAGTGCAGAGCCGCATCACTGTGCGCGACAAAGATGTACTGCCCCGGCGTCATGGTTTCAAGCCTGCCGGCAGCCTTCAAGTATCCACAGATCGCTTGATACGATCCGCCTGGCAGCTCGAACTTGCCCTGCTTGCCGCCCTTGCCCCACCAGGCGTAAAAGACGTGGCCCCCATCCTGCGTGATGTCGCCCCACTTGAGATGGAGTATCTCGCTCACCCGGCAGCCGGTGTAGATGAGCGTGTGGATCAATGCAAAATCACGCAGACCAGTGACGGTGCTGCCGTCAATCTTGCGTAGCAGCGCCCGTGTCTCATCCACCGAAAGCGCGTCCGCATTGGCATAGGGATCCACCCTGGCTCGATTCGCCGAGTCCACCGGGTTTCGCCCGACGAGAAATGTCTCCTTTCGAGTCCGAGGATCGGGATAGGGGAACTTGGATTGCAGGAAGCGGAATAGCGAGCTGAGCGCCGCCAGGCGCAGGTTGATCGTCGTATCCTTCAGCCCTCGCGAGCGCATCTCATTCTGCCAGCCGATCACGTGGCTCGACATAACGCGCCAGGGCCGAACCCCGCCCGTATATTCAAAAAAGGATTTGATGGCCTGCTTGTAGCCTCCCAGCGTATTCTGGCTATTGGACTTGCTGCACGAGGCAAGCCATTGTTCGTATGCTACCGGCCACACCTGGGCCTTGACCGCATCGTCGTCGCGGTCGTCAATCCCGATGCTCGGCTGCAGGGGTGCTTCCGGGGCGACGATCCAGGCAGGCAGCAACTTTGTCTTTTGGGGTGCTTCAACGATCACCAAAGGTGGCATGGAACCTCCTATGTCAACAGTCGAGCGGCAACCAGCGCCAGCAATCCAAACACCAGCGCCCACCAATCCAATCGAGTCCAACGTGGCTCATTCATTTTGGGGCAGGCCGTGGCGGCGGTGATGGCAATGGGCGAGTAGACGGAACATCCCTGGGTCGGATGATGGCTCGGTAAATGACTCTGCCCCTCTTATATCGAGTGATGTCTACTTTCGGTGGACGCGGTTTAGCCATCGCGGATCCTTCCGTGAGCGAGAATCAATTATCGCCAGAATCGAGACCTCGATGATGAAAAGGGTCTCGAAATAGGCCAGGATGACGATCCAATCCAGTGTATTCACAAGTTATTTCCTGTCAGACAGACATCACTTTATCGAGTAGCTTGTCCCACTCTAGATTGGCTCGATTCAACCAATCCTCTCGGGTTCCTACATCTAGAAACTGTTTGTAGAATGTATCCAAACCTGTAGGAGGATTGAACCACTCTAGTGGACCACCCTGTCGAAAAGTTTTGTGCCATCGTCCATCAGTTGTGTAGCGTTCAACAGTTTCTCGCTTGATAAATTCCAGGAGTTGTTCTTTTGTTTCTGCACGGGCGACACATTCGCAGTCTTCAGATCGCCCCGTCATAGGATTCAAGTAAAGTAGGATCATTTTGACCTCCTCTGGGCAGTATCAGTAATCGCTGTTATTTCCTCCGAGGCTCCCCGCTCCCGTTCTACACGGGAGTGGGGGCATCCGCATCCAAACCCCGGAGGCAGGGGACCTGCTGCTCGTTCACGCGACTTTGCTGCGCGCCAGGCGGCAGGGGATGCGGAGGGGTTCATCTAGCGCCGATGTTCCCCGGCCACGTGCACCGGCCAGGTGTCCGGCTTTTCGGCGCGAATCTCATTTCACGATTTCAACAAAAAGTCACAACTTTCCCGATCTAATGGAACCAAGTCACTGTTCCAATTAGCCGTCATAGCAGTGCGAGTGTCCGCCATTTCAACTGTGGTCGTGTTCGCCAGCCAGATGATACGGCGTCCAACCTGGCCCAGGATGCAACACAGCCAGATGATCCGCCCGACGACCCAAGCATAGATTATGGAATTCACGGTAAAGGAGCTTCGGATCGGCGGGCCGGGCAGGCGCGGTATTTCCACCCTTTGCGCTGCGAGCATCTTGAATATGCAGGGATAGATTTCCTCGCACCTTTTTGCCACTTCGGCATGGGTGGTCATCTCATGCTCCTCATGGATATTCCACGGGTGTGGAGCAACCATGCGTGCGTGCCGCGCGCTCCAAATTCTTGTCGGTGATCTCTATGCGGGAAATGATAGTCACCGGCGACCGAAGGCCCACTGTCAATACCAGCCATATTCCAGCGACCCTGCATGCGGCGATCTGCGTCGTGCCCCCATCGCATCCGAAATACACGCGCTTGGGATGGCATTGACCCAAGCGCCAAGCTCCAATGATTTTCTCAGCACTGATGCGCTCAGGGTGATCGAATCGTGCGTGTTTGGACAATGGCAACATCGGGATCGCCTCGACGGGAACGGATGGCAGATCATGTGCGTCCTGTGCCCAAGTCCCGCCCGCCTCGACGATTTCGACTTCCAGGGCGGTCAATGCCAAGATGATCTCGTCTATTTCCTCCGAGATGGGTGCGGCGGGTTCCGCGATGCTCACGGTATTTGCCGCGTTGGATGTGTTCGCGGTCTCGTAGCTGACGACCGCAGGCGAATGGCCGGACATGGCCCCCATCGCGCCGATCACGAGAATAGCGACTAGTACTATAGGAATGAGCAAGATTTCTACGCCAGAAGATGAATGGGTCATGTTGAACCTCACAAATCATCTATCGAGTAACGGGGCTGGGACTTGAACCCAGGACCTCCAGGTTATGGGCCTGGCGAGCTTCCTCTGCTCTACCCCGTATCGTTACCTACTGGGATCCTGCCATTGCAGCCAGACCATGACCCGCCCGATCGCTTCAGCCAGGTCGTGTTGAATCGAGACCTTTCCCTCTCCCTCCCACTCGACGCGCCATTCGTCCGTGTCGGGAAGATACGTGATGGTCATGCCGATGGCTCCAGGATGCGCTTGCCGATATTGGACGGCATTGCCACAGGCTGCCGACGCTCCCATTCCTGGTCAATGAACAATTCAAACTCGGCGCTGAACCCACGCCTGTCGTCTTTCGACATTTGGCGAAACCGATCAGCGACTTGCTTTCTGATCAGAAATCCGATTTGCTCTTTTTCTTCGGACATGTCTAACCTCTCTATGCCTGGGCATTGTTCATGCTCAGGCATAGAATACAACAAAAGCATAGACTTGTCAAGAGGTATTGATAAATACATAATAAACTTGTAAAATGTGAAGCATGGGCAAAGTTATGAATGGCAAAATCTCAAAATGGCTGAATGACAAGTTCTTGGATTTGCAGAAGAAGTCTGGCAAGCGTTGGACTGTAACAGAGTTCTCGGAGTATCTTGATTGTCCCCAACCACAAGTCAGCCGATGGCTAATGGGCAAGGCCATTCCTAATGCCACCTATGTGGATAGGATAGCCAAACTCGGCGACGACATCTATGATCTGGTTGGCCTGCCCCGGCCGGATCCAGCCCTGCAACGGATCAAATCATTGTGGTCGTCGGTCAAAGAGGAGAGCAAAGCCTACATCGTGCGCGTGGTGGAAAAAGCCGCGAAAGGGGATTAGATGCCCACTTGCCCTTATTGCTCAATAACTCTGGAGTCGGTCCTCAAGCGGAAAAAGAAATGCCCGTCATGTGGCAAGTTCATCTTTGTTCGCGATGGTAGACCTGTTACTGAGGATGAAGCAAGGATACAAGACAATCTCTGGCGTCTTCAATGGTTCCGATTGACCAGGCCGGATTTTGACAAGTGCCGTGCGGAGTTGAGCGAAGAATTTGGATATATCGCATCGGTCAACGATACAATGTGGCGGCTGCTAAACACACAAGTCGCAATAGCCAAAAGGATTGATGTGGTTGAACAAGCCCATAAGGAAATGGCAAGAATAGCCACGGAAGAAGGAAAAGACCCCCAACCCTATTTGGATGCAGCGAGACGTGCGACAAAAGTCCGCATCAACCAAGGCACTTGTGAAGCCTTTAAGCGTGAAATGGAAGAGATCCGCGATCTTCCTCATACGAAAGCCAAGATTCGAACCTGTAATGACTCGCATGTTTGCCCAGCTTGCCAGGAGATCGCCTCAATGACCTGGCCGATTGACCAAGTTCCTGAGCTGCCTTATGAGAAATGTACTTCAGAGACTGGATGTCGCTGTGGGATCTCGGCGGTCATTGATCTCAGTGTACCGACAGCACAGCAAAACGAACGCAGTATAGAGCAATCGAGAGCAAAGTTGGAAGAATTGCAGGCACGAGCAGCAGCTCTGAGACAATAACCTTCATTATCTATACTGGCGGAAGAGGCCAAACGGAGGAAGCGAAGGCACACGAAAGCGACCGGGGAAGGCCAACCAGTGCCCACTTTATTTTTTGAACCGGTGCGCACCAAGCTACCCGAACCGGGGAATCAAGTGGGCAGAGGTTGGCAAATTCGATTGGGTCAGATGGGGTTCAAGTGGTCGGCGGTTCAAATCCGCCCGCCCCGACTTTTCAAACCGGTGGACACATGAGCAAGGCATCTAGCCTTCATGTGTTCATCGGTTGCCGCGATGGGAAAAAGTCCCCCGGCTTCTGCTCACATAATTCGTGTGCCTCGTTTCAAAAAAAGCCTGTTTCAAATTACATGCTACTGGATTCACATTATTGATACAGGCCAACTCGAACCGGAGGACACATGAATTCCCTGCCTTTGTCCAAAGCCGTCGAAGGCTACCTGATAAACGCTGCCGCTCGCCGGCTCAGCCCAAACACCATAGACTTTTACGTCAATACCTTCAAAAAGCTCAAACGCTTTTTCTCCGCCGATCCCGATATCGGCGACATCACGACCGGCCAGGTCGAGCAATTCCTGGCCAGTCTCACCACGCTATCCAAGAAATCCCTCCTGGGCCATCATGCCGGCCTATCGTCCCTCTGGCGCTGGGCGACCAAGGAGAAGCTGGCCGCGAGCAACATCATCCGCGAGATTCAACAGCCCCACCCGGAAGAGCGGGTGATCAACCCTTTTACGGAGGCCGAGGTCAAAGCGATCCTGGCCGCCGTGGACAAATCCCGGCCCTACCGGCGCCCGGGTAAATGCGAGTGCCAACACACCATCGCCACCGCGGCGCGCAACCGGGCTTTGTTGTTCGTGTTGCTCGACACCGGGATGCGGGCCGCCGAGCTCTGCGCATTGCATATCAATGACGTTGACCTCAAGGCCCGGCACGTGATCGTGATGGGCAAAGGCAGCAAGGAGCGCCTGATTCCCTTCTCTCCACAGACAGGCCAGATCTTGTGGCGCTACATTGCCCTACGCAAAGAGGAAACGATCAACGCGGTCCTGTTCCCCAGCGCGCGCACGGGCCGGGAGCTGCCCCCCCGCGAGCTGTGGCATGTCGTATCGCGCATCGGCCGGCGCGCCGGCGTCGCCGATGTGCATCCGCATCGTTTCCGCCATACGTTCGCCATCCAATATCTGCGCAATAAGGGCGACATCTACACGCTCCAGCGCATCCTGGGGCACACCACGCTGGACATGGTGCGCCGCTATCTCGCCATCGCCCAGACAGACATCGAGGCGGCCCATCGGGTCGCCTCGCCGGTCGCCAACTGGCGGCTTTAGTGTCCTATTGACACTAACCTGGAAATGGCGTAAAATTGACTTGAGTGTGGGCCTTGGCGAGTACGCGAGGATCGCCACTGCTGGTCGAGTCCCGGCCAGGTTCCTGTCCCCTTCTTGCCAGAGAAGGGGATTTTTTAGTATCGGTAATGGGCATTATTTTTCAGTGCTTATGATTCCTGCGCCATAAACCCGTCGTCCTCTTTGTCATCCCACAGCACCAGCCAGTCCAATATTGCCAGCTCGACGGACGATAGGTTCACGCCCGCCCCCTCAAACCTCTCCAGCGCAATCTTCCCTGGCACTGCGACGAACTCCGACGCCTCCAGGTACTCGAACAGCTTCTCCCCGAACTGGCGCAGCTTGTCGGGGAGCACCTGGAGGTTGCCCTTGTCGTCCGTGCGGCCCATCTCGCGCAGCAGCAAATTCTTCGTTTTCTCGTGCGCCTCTGACACGCGCAGCAGCTCCCGCTGGACGCGCGCGATCATGCGGTACAGCTTCGGGTTCGAGGCGACCACCTTCTTCGAGATGCCGTCCAGTATCGGAAGCGAATTCAAGGCGTCCTTCACGATGATCTTCATTTTTCACATCCTTTCTGTGATATAATTAGCAGTATGAAAAAGGTGCTATATTAATGGACGAAGCCTATAACTATCTTTTTGGAATCAGTTACCGGAAGTTCGTTGGCCTTTTCCTCCTTGCCTCGATGCTCTTTCTGTGCATTGCCATGACCGTCAACGGCATGACCCCGGCTAGGTGAACGTGGTATGCCATAATCTGACCCATGCACTCCAGCGTATCGTTTGTCCCGTGTTTCCAAGCACCTCAATCTTGAGCGCCTCATTCGTGTCATCTGCGCTGCAACGAATGTTCCAGGCCGCGTCGCCCTCGTAAACCGACGAAACCGCATCGAGTACAGGAGCAGAAGTCGTATTCCCTACACGCTTTATCATTCCATCGGTATAGTACTGTGCAACAGTTCCGACATCTACCGTCGTAGCCAAAACAATGACATAAAAGTACCAAACCGAATCAGCCGGTATTGTGATGCGTGTAGATGAACCATCTATAAATAGTTCATACCACGTCGAATTATCTATATGGGCAACACTCCTGCGCGCGAGCATCTCGATGAACTCGCAATCGCCGTTGGCCGAAAAATTCCCGCACGACAATACTCTTTCACCGGCATGATAGGCAACGGCTCCCGCCCCCTGCAAGAGATTTCCGGCGATGTGAAATGTGTCAGGCGTGTACCACGTATTTGCGGCACTGCGATACAATTCACAATCGGCTGCGCTTCCCGCATAGAATCCACCCGTTGGGCCGTCTGTCAAAGCACCAAACCAATTTCCTGACGCCGCAAACGCCCCACCTGCGAATGTCGTCTGATCTGAAAATGTAAAGGCACTGCTCACCCCCACCGCATTGAATGTTACCTGCCCCTCCGAGCCAACCGTCACAGAACAATAGTTCGCCGCGTCGTAGCCAAGCCGCAATTGCTCAGTAGTGGAGATAGCGTTAATGGCGATGGTGGATACCGCTGCCGCGCCGTTGCAGCCGAACGCACCATCAACAAGCAAATTATTATTCCCTGGATCACTCGTGCCCCCAATATGGATTCCTCCTCCTAATGGATTAAGAATCAATGGGTAATAGTCTGACAAGTTACCCCAGTTTGACACCTGCAACCACATCCCATACGGGCTTTCAACATAACCGCCAACGTATAACGAGTTACCATTAGATGTCAAGAAAGATGTCAGCCCATTGGGAGTAGTGCCAGTTGTGGCGGGAGAGGAAGCTGTCCCATAGGCATCCAATTTCAATAATGCCGCTCTCCCGATGCCGACCTTGTCCGCTAAGAACGCGTTGCCGCTCGCGTCCAGCGTTGCATTGGCGCTGCCGACGATTTCCTTACTTGTGCCCATATATGGCAACCAGCCCGCCGTCATTGTAGATAGGATTGGCGCGGCGGTAAACGTCACCGCCGGGGTGAACACAACCCCTGCATCGATCGGCAGCGTTGCAAAAGTCGTCACGCCAGCGGCGGACACGTTCGCCGTGAAATAATGCGTCGTGTCATACCCAACCTTCAACTGCAAGGCCGTGGTCGAGAGGATGGACTGGATCGCCGTGAAGGCGTTGGCCGTGGCAAGCAACGCCGCCGTCCCCGTCGCCGGGACGGTCAGGTTATAACTGTCCGTTGCAGTCAGCGTCAATGTCTTGCTCGCCGTTACAGCGAACACGGTTTTTCCATCAGTTGTGCCATCCAACAAAAATCCAGAGTAGACCGGTACAAACGGCGTCGCGCCCGTGACAATCGTTTGCCACTGCTGTGCACCATTGCCCAACAAAGCTGGAACACCTGTTATGGCATGTGTGTGCGTGGTTGTAGTTACTGCATTTGTCGTAGTGCTAGTCAACGTCGACGGCGTTCCGAGGGCGAGGGTTTGACCTGTCAAACTTAATCCATGATTGGGTGAGGCAAGAGCTACATCACCCGTATTTGTCCCGCTTATACTTGCCGTCGCAGCAACAGTCAACCCGTAATTGTCCGTTGCCGTCAGAGTCAGCGTCTTTCCCGCCGTAATAGCCAGACCTAACGTGCTGGCCGCCGTCGCTGTCAATGTCAAGATATTTGACGCAGGCGCGATCAAATTTGCCGCCTGGATCGTCTTGGTACTCGTGACGAACTCTGCCACCCGGCCAACGACACCAGTGCCAGAAATATCTCCATAGGTATGAGTATGATTTCCTGCCGCCACCTGCGTCGAGCCAGTCCCAATTTGGAGACTGATCTGTTGGCCACTGATCTGGATACCATTGCCCGTAACCGTAGCGGCAGCATGGTGCGCTCCTGGAATAGCCGCATGATCAGAAACGGCTGTGGCCACCTCCGTATCACGGGCAATCGTGCTGGGCAAATCGGAATCCTGGATAGCACCAAAGGCAAAAAGCTCTGCGCTGGTCGCACGCAACACGTGCCCTATCGTCAAGCCGGAGGCTACGTGCATCCCGCCTACCAGATTATGTTGGCTTGCTCCTGACGAGGCACCCATCAAATTGCTGGAGATGGTTGCAACTCGCAGCGCATCATAAAAATCGGGTTTGTCGCCTAGCTTTGCCAATCGTCCAAGTCCTTGATCTCGATCGGTTTAATGCTATCTGTGTCCGCATCATATTCCAACTTGGGCACGTAGGCATAACGCGGATCGTCTTCCAAACTGCTGCTGCCCACTGGGATCCCTGTCCCACTCGGCATATCTTCAAGAAACACAATTGCCGGTTGCATCGTCTGAGGATCCGCCATCGTGTTGTCCATGTTGAACCATTGGCCGCCCTTGCGCCGGTATCTCGGCAGCGTATCACGCGCCCGATAGTTGAATAGCCGTCCCGGGCCAACTCCGCCAACATAACGAATTCCGCCGGCCCCGCCGGCTTTGACCACCTTCTCAAGTCCATCCCACAATCGGATGGGATTCACGTCGTCAACGTACACCGGCAAACTATTTGTCGCGATGTACCCGGCAGAGATAAAACTGGCGGCGGAGAGTAAGGTCGTCAAATGTATGGTTGCGTCGGTGACGCCACCGAAAGTCACGCTCTTGCCGGCCTGAACAAAGATATAACCCTCTGCCTCGATGGACAATCCATCCTCTTTTGCCTCCGGGATATCAACTGGAAAATTGCGCGGCCACGAATGGCGCGCGAGCAATTGTATCTGGCGCGCTACTGCCTCTTCGTCGGTGATAGAATCCATTAACTTGATATCTTCTTTCGGGCCATACAACGCGATAGAATCACTGTTCCCAAGCCAACCCAATTCTGCCCGGCTCCCGAATTCCTGAAATGTTACCCCATCAATGTGCCAATACCAACCCGCCTCATCCAAAACGTTGTTACACGTAAATTCTACCGACAAAGCACCTGTTGCATCACCGGGCGTCGTAAAGTCGCACACGACTTGCATGGTGCCAGAACCACCCAGTGGGATAATATCTCTGTGATAGATGCTCCATCCTCCATTGATAATATCTATGCTGACCACTCCAGATGGATCTGAAACAGGGACGTAACAGGTTGCCATGACCCGATATTTGCTGCTTGCCGTTACGTTTCCGGCATAAAGTCCGAATCCGCCATACCAGCCAACGCCAGGTGCGCCTGTGTGCGTTACCTTGAAACTATACGTCCCGATGCTGGACCATTCAGCAGATTGAGTGATGATCATCTCCTCGCCTGCCGAAACGACGTGATAATAATTTGTCAAGTTAATCAGAGGAGATTCCGCAGAGCCATTAATGACCTTATTCGCTCCCCATCTAGAATAGATGATCTTGATATTGTTCGCGAGGTTTTCGAGTGAACGGCGGATCGTCATGCCATCCAGGGTCAATTCAAGCGCCGAGATGCGTCCTTCCCAGCACGAACGTCCAGCTTGACTTCTGACGATGTGATAGCCCAATCCGCTCATAAACAAGCCAATCGCGTCAATACGCGACACGAACGGATCTTCCTTGCCCGTCCAGAATGTGCCACTTCCCTGCCAAAACCCGCCGATATCCTGGATGCTATCTCTCCAATGCCGCATCTTGGCCGTGATGTTCCACGGAGTAGAAGCGGTTGGGTTGCGGCCCAGGATATCTCCCATCGTGAGTGTCATCATGTGAGAATAACTCCGATTACCGATACTCTAACCAATGAGATCGTATGTCCGCAAAGTGCGGTACCGATGGAAATAATCTATTTCAAAGTCCAAGAGATCAGTCAAGGTGCTTCCGGCTGCTTGCTGAGCTGCCACCACAACAATTCCACCCGATCCAATGGGCAAGGTGTAGTCCTGGGCATTGGTCCCTTCTGTTCCAGCCAACCCGGTGATATTCCCACCGGTATAATCGAAACACCCGATGCGTCCCAACGCATCCACCCATAAAGTGTTCAGAACACCCGTTCCACCCGAAATATGTGCATACCCTTCGTTGGCAGGAATAGGCACAAGGCAATCCATGTGCAAACCTGTACCCCCCGCGAGAGTACCCGCTATCCGTTGTGCCTCGAATCGAATGATGCTATTTTGCATGGCAGAGATTGCGGTCTTTCCACCGGCCGGCAATGTGATGCGCCCCAGATCATAGAATTTCCAGGCCGTACTCGTGACGGCCACGTCGTCACAATATGCTAAAGTGGAGCCAAGGCCGCTCGCAATCCGAACGCGCGTGCTGAACCCTGTATTTACCTTCAATCTGGCGATCAGATTGAAAGTTCCGCGCTGCTGCTCAAAATTCGTGCTAGAAATCTGATAGGGCGTCAGGGTGAAACGGCTGGCCATGGCAGAGTTGGTCGCAAAGGTACATAGTAATTTTGTGTTTCCACCGCCGCCTGGAGAGGCGGTAGCATCCGTCGTGGCGCTGGTATCCGTTCCAACAGTGCCCAATTCACATTCCCAGGGCGAGACAAAATTTGCCACCGTTCCGAATCGGGCCGAGCGGAAGCCCCACCAATACTCGACCAATGCAGCACCAGAAACACCATACAGAATAGTTTGTGCGATCCGTGCCGGTACATCGCCGCTTATGATGGTCAAACCGCCTTTGCCTCCAACACTGCTGAGGTTAGGATAATCCAGGTTGTATGCCAGATTGCTCTCACAGATCGGCAAACGATCAATTACAATGGGATAGTCAACCAAACGATTGCCCGGGGACGCGGGAGGAGAATAAAAGCCGGCTTTGTCTCCATGTGATCCACCGACGACGAGCATCTTGCGTGCATTGGTTTCGTTCGTCAGTTGTACGCGCAGCCAGACCTCATATCGCTCAGGCGATTCATTGGCCCAGCGAGCGCGCTGGAAATATTCTTCCAATGCCTGAAGTTTTACTGCTAGATCATCGTGGCTGGAGCCGATCACATCCACTGTCAGAACATCCGATACCACACCATCCAATGCCATGCCCGGCTGGTAGCCGCCGCGCTTGAGCGCAAAGCCGGCAGCATTTGCCAGCAGGCTGAGCGATTTGACATCACTTTGCAAATCAGCCTTGACGACGAGCGATACCTGCATTGCCATAGTGGATTATCCCATGCTACGAGCCGCGGTGCGCTGCCGATCCCGGCGCTGCATCTCCAGGAAAAGAGCGCCCGTGCGGTGATCGTCAATGATGATGGTGCTTTGCTGGGTGCTGTTGTACTGGTAATGTGTATTATTTCCCCCACGCTGGGGCGTGAAGGTCGCCCGCTCGGGCCCCGCCTCGCCGGCCATGAACAATGTCGGGCGATTGACCATCCAGTCGCCCCCGCCGGCCTGTGGGATAGGTCCTGATGGAGTTGACGGGCCAGCCGGAGTGGCAACAGGAGAACCGCCCATGCCAGCGTGCAAGCCGGCTTGCTGCGACATCATGGTCTGAAAGGCAGCGTTTGCGTTTTGTGCCGCCGCCTCGATCCCGCCGATCTTGCCGATAAAGGCATCAATGTTTCCGCTGGTAGCCAGCGTCGCCAGGGCAGAATCAATGCCGGTGACTGCATCGTGCGTTTTTCGATCCACTAGACCCCATTCCAAGGCAATGTCATTCAATGCCTTCATCTCGTCACTGGACAATCCATCCATCGCTGCGCGCTGGGAAAGTAGATCAAACAGGATGCGCTTGGTGGCTTCATCATGCGCATCTGCATTTTTGGAAATCGCCAGGTTCACCTCATCGTATTCACCCTTCAACTCGGCAATCCGTTTGCCATTGTCCACGTAACGGGTGACCGATTGATTGGCTTTGCCCATCTTGTCGGTCTGGTCTGCGATTTCATTTTTGAGTTGCGCCACACGAAGAGCAAACTCGGCACCCGATTCCTTGGCCCCCTGTTGGGCATGATTCAGATCATCCGTGGCTGCCGTGACTTTGGCCTGGGCCAGGGCCAATTCAGTCGCACTCATCACGTTTTTGGTTTCAGACTTGGCTACTGCTCCCTGGGTTTTCTGCAACTTTTCCAATTCCGCCTTGATCTTGGCTGCCTTTTCCGCAAGATCAACTTGCTTCTCATTGTACGAGTCCATCTCTTTACTGATCGGCCCGGCCATCTCCAGGCTGAGCGTTGCCATCGAATTCTTGAGCGCATCCTGTGCAACCTTCAAGTCCTGAGTAGAAACTGTTTGTGTTTTGAGGCTGGCGGCCAACCGTATGCCGTAGTCAATCTCTCGTGGATAAAGCCGATTGGTCTCCTCGATGGCACGATTCATTTCCCATTGTGTTTGACTCAAGACAACCTGGGCGCCGGCAACCTTCATGGCCATGCGATCAGCATTCATGTGAGTTTCAATGAGACGGCCCTGAGCATCCACCTGTTTTCCCGTCGCCGCATAGGCGCGCTGCATCTCAGTGATATACGCCTCATAACCATCTGCGGTCTTGCGCACATCGGCTTCGTGCTGACTCAGCGATGTGGACAATTTATCATTCCAGGTGAGCAAAAGTGTCGCTGCTTCCGCAGCATTCGCCAGCTGCGGCGCCAATTGCGTCTTGAGTGAATCGGCTAGATTCTTGGTCGCAGCGTCCAACCGCTGAAAGGATCCCACCGAGCTATCCGCCTGGTCGCCGAGCAATCCAATTTTGGCCTCGCCCGCTTCAATGACGGCCAGGTTGAATGCCTGCGTGGCCTCTACGCCGGCCTTCTTGAATTTATTCCACCGAGCCGTAACATCGGTGACAGACAATCCCAACGCATCCAGACGCATAGTGGATTGGTTCGCAAACGTGAGGATGACCGTGCTCATGTCCCAGCCCAGCTTGTTGACGACTGTGGATAGCCGCACGACGCTATCCTCGTCTTTCGCCAGCCCCAGCTCCATGATCTTTGACGCGCCTGCAATCATTTCGGCATTAGAGACCATCCCGCGTGATGCGTCTGCCAATTTGTTTTTGAGTGCGTCTGCCGTCGTGCCGATACTCCCGGATAGCTTGTCAAATTGCTGTTGCGTGCGTTCGAGCTGCGCCCCCTCCTTTCCGATATCCATCGCCACTTTCCACGTCATGGCGAAAGCCGCTGCCCCAGCCGTCACGCCGGCCATCACATCCTTGGTCGTAGAGAGGCCCGACTTGAGCGTATCCAGTCCAGAGGCGCCCTTCTTGCTGGATTTCTCCACGCCGTCCAGGTCCTTCTGGAGCGTGCCCAGCTCGCCCTTGGCCATATTCAGGGCATCAATGATGATCTTGAGTCGCGCTTCTTTTGCCATGCGGACCTACCCTGTAGTACGGCATCCCGATGCCGTATCAGTAATGGACGTTATTTTGCACGTGCTCGCAGTTCCTCGACGTGCAGCACAATGTTCCAGATGTCGGTGTGGGATTCGCGCCAGGCGGCCGTCTGGCCCGGCTCTGGGCCATGCTCGGCATAAAACTGCAGCGCTCGATAGACATTCTCGCATGCCGTCATGCGCTGCAAAGCCCCTGCCGGCTGATCGAGCAGCCCGCCCGCATTGGGCAACACTCCCCACCGGTCGTGTTCGAACACCCAGCGCAACTCTCGCGGCGCATCGCCCTGGCCCTCGGCGCAAGCCGCCGCCGCGAGAATCATTCCGGGGGGATGGTCGTCGCCTCCGCGTACAAGGCGTCGATCTTGGCGGCGTACCACCGCACGGCAGCCGGCTTCATCCCCTCGACCATGTCCACGGACATGGCGGGGTCCTGCACCCAGCCAGCCAGGATCGCCGCGCGCAGCACCTTGCCGGCATTGTCGGCCTCCGGCATCCGGCGGTACTCGGTTATGTACCGCTCCACATCGCGCTGCGTCAGCTCATCCCCGTCGGTCAAGAGGAGCGTCAGATTCAACTTTTTGTGCTCGAATCTCACAGCCGCCTCACACCAGGGTCGCGGTCGCGCATTGGGTCTGGACCTTCAAATAATGCGCGAACACGGAATCATAGGTATCCGTCAGTTCGACATCGAACGTCAGCCGGCCGTCCTTTTCGCTAAAGAACTTGGGCGTCTTGAGCATCGTCCCGGCAAAGTCCACCTGGAATAACTTGAGCGCCGTGGTGCTGCCGGTTGTATACTTGATGCGGACGAGCTTTTGCCAAACTGTGTTAACCCACGCATCGGCATGGGTCTTCATGCCGGCGTTGAACTCGCACGAGAGTTTGAGCGTCACTTTCCACGGCAATTGGTAGACGTCGCCATGATACAGGCTGCCGATATAGTCGCTATACTTGAGGCCGGGATCAATCTCCAGGCTCAGCGAATCCACCGTCGTCGCCAGGGCAGTATTGCCCATCGTCCCGCCCCAAGTGTCGAGATAGACAGTACAATGCGTGCCCTGGATCATCGTGACTGCCGAATCGTTCAGAGCCGGCGCGGAGGCAAACGCACCACCGCCCACGATTGAATACCCGCCCAGCGTCGTGACTGCCTTGAGTGGAGCGGCCCGATTGTCCTGGGTCAACGCGAGCTTTGTGGCGATCGCCCCCGTGAATTTGTAGACGCCCAATCCATCGCCATACATCAGCGTCCCCCAGTGTGGCGTCAATTGGGTCAGCAAAAACCCGTTGTATTCGCGTGTGTAGGGCGCGGTCGTCCCGCTCGGCGTCACCGCTCCGAACATCCATTCGAGCGGATAGTGAATGTGCTCGTAGCTGGCCCGCATCGGGATCGAGCCGGTAGGGTTCGCACCGGTCTGATAGGCCGAAAAGTTAGCCGCCGCCCCGCGCTCCTCCGGCACCAATTCAACATCATTGCCGGGATCGAATTCCGGCGAGGCTTCCACAATCGCGAGTTTGACCGTGGGCGGCGTGACCGCCGTGACGAACGCCGATTGGAAGGCGTGCTCGATGTGGGTTAATGCCCTAATCCGTGCCATGTTTTTTTCTCCTCTTCTGCAGGGTACGCCCTGCAAGATTCGCTTCTACTTCGTCAACGCCATCGGCCAGGTTGATCACGCCGCTGAGCGTTGCTTCTTCAATTGGGATGATAGGATCACCGGACACATCGCCTTTGATGTACAGATGACTCGCCAGCAGCGCCTCGATCCCGCCATAATGCAAGGCTTCATCTTCGAACATATCCCGCGCTGGCACGCCGATGATGAACTGGCCGGGATTTCCAACGTAACGCAGTATTTTAGTCACGC